TGGGCGAGTGGCCCGGATACCCTGACGAGATCCAGACGCTCGACCTCACCTCGACGAGCGCCGCCACCCCCATCTCCTTCGCCTAATCTCCCACCAACATGAAACTAATCAAACTCACCCGCTATAACGGCGGAAAAGAAACCTGCTACGTCAAGGCAAGTGTCGTCACTGGCGTTGCCCGACATGACCCTGACAACTGCACCATCGTCTATGACGGCTGCAACACGGCTTATTACGTCTCTGAAACCGTCGGTCAGGTGCTCGGAATGCTCAAGGAAGCCACGGAAGACAATACCCTGACCATCATCAGCAAGGACGCTAAGACTATCCATCTCGGGGAAATCGAATAATCATGGAACCCCATAACGAACGCCCGCCCCTGAAGTCCATCGAAGTCTCGGGCACCTACAAACTGAAGCTCATCAAGCCTAAGTTCGAGAAGGTGCGCCAGTACGACGACGGCACGACCTCCTGCCGCCTGTTCTTCCTGGACGACAACGGCAACTGCCTGTCGAAGTCCTACGGCACCAAGTACCCGAAGGCCTTGGCGATGCTGGTCGGCAAGATCAGCGGAACCTTCACCAAGGAAATCCGCCTCGACGCGACCCCCGCTGAGTTCCTCGAGTACGTCTCCCCGGCCTGTGGCGTGACCGCCCTGATCGGCGTGGAAGTCACCCCGAACGGCGAGTGGAACGGCAAGCCCCAGTTCAAGTACAAGCTGACGTTCCCCAAGGGCAGCCAAGCCCCGCAGGTCAGCCAGCCCCAACCGCCCCCCGAAGGCGTGCCCTTCTAAGCGCATGACCGCAGAACCCGCACCGATGGCAGCACCCACCCTTGTCCTCGTCTGCGGGTTCGCCCGCGCCGGGAAGGACACCCTCACGTCAGGCCTGCTGGAATGGTCGACGCGTCCCGCCGAGCACATCAACTTCGCCGACGCCCTCAAGGAGGCCGCGAACCAATACCTCGACTACCTGCAGTTGGACGGGGACTTCTTCCGGGAAGACTTCAAGGTCGAGCACCGCAAGTTCCTCGTCGACGCGGGCAAGTTTGCCCGATCGCTGGACATGGACGTCTTCGCCCGCCACTTCGCCAACTGGGTGCCCATCATGAAGCACCCCGACACCGTTGCCCCCGAGACGGTCGTCTGCTCCGACTGGCGTTACATCAACGAGCTGCGCGTCTGCCAGGACATCCTCTGGGAGAAAGGCTGGAGGGTTCGCACGGTCTACGTCGCCACCGCCGGCGTCGGCCCTGCCAATGATGAGGAGCTCGACAGCATCGCCGCCATCCGCTCCGAGCACTCCTTCGACCAGGAGTTCATCTTCAAGCCCAACTCGCGTAACGAAATCATGCAGGAGGGGCGTCGCCTTGCCAAGTCATGGAGGCTCTGACCCCTGAAGCGCTGCGCTGGGCGGCAGGCCTTGGCATCACCCCGGAGCGTGCGGCGTTCCTCGCGGCCTGTCCCAAGTACACCAAGTGCGGCGGGCATATGCGCCACAAGCGCCCGCAGAACACGAACCCGAACCGCTACCTTATGAAGTCCGGGGACAAGTACTATTTCCGCGTACACTCGCACACGGGCAAAGACACGGTCATCAAGCTCGGCTCCGACATCGAGGCCGCCCGCAAGCAGCGGGACATCCTCCTGGCTGAACTGAAGGCCCGCAAGGCCGCCCTCGCCAAATGAGCAAACTGACCAAGTTCGTCTATGCCTCCGACAGTCACGGCGACATGGCAGACCCCGAAGCCCTCGAGGCTCTCTACGAGTTCACAAAGGACTTCAAGCCGGACATCCGCGTAGCAGGTGGCGATCAGTACGACTTCCGCTCCCTCCGCAAAGGGGTAGGGACGGACAGGGAAGGCGCCGAGTCCCTCCAGAGCGACATCGACGCTGGCAAGCAATTCTTCGACCGCTGGCGTCCGCACGTCTGGCTCTGGGGTAATCACGAGCACCGCCTCGACGCGGCGCAAGGCTCCGGCTCTGCCCTAGTCCGCGACTACTGCCAAGGCGTGAAAGACCACATCAACGCCCACGCCCGCAAATGCGGAGCGAAGACCATCCTGCCCTACCACGCCGACAAAGGGGTCTATCGCCTCGGGCCTGTGGCGATGGTTCACGGCTACGCCCACGGCGCCAACGCCACGATCGTCCAGGGGCTGCACTACGCACCCCACGGCGGCGCGCTCATCCACGGGCATACCCATAACCTCGCCAGCATCGCCCTGACGAAACACGGAGGCGGGAACGCCTTCTCCGCCGGCTGTCTCTGCCTCAAGGATGAGATGAGCTACGCTTCGCATCGCCTTGCCACCGCCCGCTGGGGGTCTGGCTTCGTCGCGGGCTTCGTCACAGCTGGCGGGGATTATAAGGCTTGGCTGGTGCACAAGATGGGAAATCAATTCATCTGGATGAAAGACCTAAAGACCTTCACCCCCAAGGCACGATGACCAAGTCCAAGAAGAAGATGCTCTACACGCGGGTTGGCAACGACTCTATCCTGCTCGCCGTCATGGCAGAGATTAACCGCTCCGCCCAGAAGCCGCCCGAAGGTTTCCGCACCCTGGAGCAATGGGCCAAGCATTGGAAACTGAAAGGGGCGCACACCGCCAGCCTCTACATCAAGAAGGCCATCAAGATCGGCGCGCTCGTGAAGGCCCGGTATCGCATCCTCGTTGGCAAGCCCGGGCGACTCCGCACCGTCGACCACTACGGCCCGCCACCCCGTAAGCGTTAAAAGATTTGACCCGCCGACCGCACATCGGCATCCCCCATAACCTCTCTATGCCTCTCCCCGCCTCCATCGAAGCGGAACGCCACCTCCTCGGCGGCCTCCTGCGCGATGCTCTCCCCCTTCCTCCCGGTCTCCTGCCTTCGGACTTTCACGAGCCGAAGCATCAGGATATCGCCGCGGCCGTCGCCCAACTGACCGAAGCGGGCGTCACCCCTGACGAGTTGGTCGTCACCCAGCGCCTACGCGAAGCCAAGTCGCCAGCCGAGGCTCACTACGTCAGCGAGCTCACTACGATTGTCGGTCAGTCCGCCATCAACCCAGCCTGGGCGGATACCATCAAGCGCAAGGCCGCCCTGCGTCATATCTCCCTCACGGCCGCCCGTCTCCTCGAACACGCTAGCGAGGAAGGCGCCGACCCCGAGGCTCTGGTCGCCTTCACGGAAGGTTCCCTCAAGGCCGCCAAGGGACGCACGGCCGACAAGGATACCGCCGAACTGATGCCCCTCTCGTCGCTCCGGGCGTTCGACGCGGCCAACGACCCGACCTGCCTCATCGGCAACCGCTGGCTTTGCAAGGGCGGCTCGTTCCTCCTGGTCAGCCAGTCAGGGGTGGGCAAGTCATCCTTCACCCTTCAGCTGCTCATCTCCCTCGCCATCGGCCGACCCTTCTTCGGCATCACACCTAAGCGGCCCCTGCGCGTGGTCATGACCCAGGCCGAGAACGATTCGGGCGACGTGGCCGAGGCCTACCAAAGCATCACGGACGGCATGATGCTCTACCCGGACGAACAGCGCCTCCTCGACGAGAACCTGCACATCTACCGCGACACCCGCTCCGTCGGCCCCGCATTCATCGAGCGCATGAAGCAACTGATCGTCAGGCATAACGCGGACTGGTACGCTTGCGATCCTCTCATGAGTTTTTGTGGGATAGAGGTTTCTGATCAGAAGCAGATGACCGAATTCCTCCGCCACGGCATCAACCCCGTCCTTGAGGAGACCGGCGCCGTCTTCATGGCCGTCCACCATACCACGAAGCCCCGCTCCGCCAAGGACAAGGAAGGACAGACCGTGGCCGACCTCGCCTACCAAGGTTCCGGCTCCAGCGAGCTGACCAACTGGGCGCGTGAGGTCGGTTGCCTCCAGCGGTGCCAGGGCGACGAACCCATCTTCAAATTCGCCCTGACTAAGCGACGCGGCCGTGCCGGCCTGAAAGACCACGCCGACCAATTCGCCAACGAGATCACCATCCGCCACGCCCGCCAGAAGGGGGTCGTCCGATGGGAGTACGCCATCCCCGAGGAGGCCACCCCCTCCCAGGCCGCCACCAGACCCTCCAACGGGCATAGCGATTCCAGCCCCGCCAAGGGGTCGCCAAGGCGTTTTAAGGTGGACTGAGGGTCAACACCCGTACCCCCACCCTGACGCCCTGACGCGTGACCACCCTTCCCGCCCCCGCACACCCCCCTATCAATGTCCTACTCAACATCCGTCCTTACAAAGAATACAGTAAGGTCAAAGGGCGACCCCTTAACGCTGACGCTTGGGGTGCCCGTTTGATGGCCGACTGACGACCTACCAGACCCCTATGACGAACCCAGACCGACCCGACAGGCCAGACAGGCCTAAGCGCCGCCTGACACCCCGCCAACTCGCCTACCTCGCCGCGAAGAGACGCTGGACGAGGATACGCCTCGAGGCTTGGGACAGGATGCCCGACCACATGGAAGCCTGCCGCAGACAGGCCACCGTGGAGGCATCAAGGAAGAAGAGGCAAAAGAACGACGCGATCCGTCAGGCCGTCGCCCATTGGCCGGCTACCCTGACCACCGACCAGCTGCGGGAGCACATCGACCGAGACCTGACCTACAAGGGAAAGGTGACCTCCCTCATCTGGCGTATGCGCCGTAACGGACTGATGTCCTTCGGTCTGGACGGACTCTGGCACATGGCCGGCCGCGAGACTGTCGCCGACTGACTGTCGCGGGCGTAGTATCTTTATACGCTTTGCGGTCTTCATGGTTGCCCGTCCAATCAAGGTAGATGGCAAAGACCGTACACGATCTGCAAGCCCCCTCAGGGGATGCCAGGTCGTTTGACGCGTGGTTCTTCTCCCTGCCCAAAGCCCAGCAGGATAAGCTCAGGGACGGCGGCGTCCTGCCTTACCGCGAGATGGTTCAACCTCGCCGCGTCTGCGAGGTGCAATCGTGGCGCCGTATCTGGAACAGCACCGAGCCGGAGCAACGGGTCGAGACCGATTCGTTCATCTCACGCGAGCACGTCGGTTCGATGCTCAAGTCCTTCATCGACGCGCTGGCCTTGACCGACGACTTCAACCTCCGCCGGCACGTCGAGCTCGTACGCTGGGCGCTCGACCTACCTGGTTGTCTGCCCGCGCCTGACATCGCCCGGATGTATGACGTGACCAAGCAAGCGATCCATAAGCGGGCCAAGCATATGCGTGACCAGTTCACGCCCGATTCGCTCGGCAGCTTCACCGGCGAATACGCGAAAACCGAAAGGGAGCTCCTGGAGCGGAAATTAGTCCGAAAGAATAAGAAAAATGCGAAAAAGCCCAGAAAGTGACGCAAATAGGGGGGTGCAAGGAATCTTTTTGGAATGGCGATTTC